GTCTACAGCTTGTAACGCTGTGCTGTCAAAGATAAGTTCCATGCGCTTATCGCCCTTGGAACGACTTTTAACAACGTCAGCTTTTCTGGGAAGCATATAGTCAGCCAACTCCTGATAGTGGCTGTTCCAGTTGTCTCTTTGCGTTTTAACGTGTTCGTATCTGCTAACAAGAGCCTTGGTAAAGTTTTTGTCCATAACCTATCCCAGTATGGTTGGAGTGCCACCGTATGAAGGAGATCCTTCGCCTTCTACCAAACCGCCAGCAACGATAGTTGATCTACGCCCTCTTCTTCTGCGTTGTGTTCTCACCGCCTCATCTGCCATAGCCTCTGCACGAACTGTGTCTTCTCTTCCCATTTCCATAGGTGGTGGGGGCGGTGGTGGTGGTGGTGGCGGTGTGACTGTCTTGGGTCTTAGGAATGACATGGCTGTATCTCCTTGTTTGATGCCATACTATCATCTTTTCAACTTTTTACAAAGTAAACGGATTATACTCATTAACTGCGACTTGTTGAGGGGGCTTAGTATAACTTTGTCTATTCTCCAACCCAACAGCCAGATACCTAAACGCATCCGCAGCATGGCTTGTAAAATCATGCCTTGGATGATCCCTAAATATTTTTTTACGTTCATCCCACTCTTGCCTATATTGCTTGAGCATTTCCACGCCTTCAGCGCATCTGTCACGGTCAAAATGACACTTGGGTATCAATAAACGTGCTGCATTGATACCGTCAGCAACTTTCATTTTCGGGATGACTTTGAACCTGATGCCGAGGCTGAACGCTGTTTCGAGGCGGCTTTTGCCCGTACCGAGTTCCCTGACTTCGATGTCGTGGAGGGCGAGATGGTCTCCCCAGTGGTAGTCTTTTTGCCGCAAAATCTCTGCGTAGTGTTCGAGGCCCACTCCAGAGCTTTCGTAATAATCAATGACATTTACTGCTCCACTTCTAAATATCTGTGCAAACCAAATAGCTGTGCTATCATTTATACCCAGATCCCATGCGGTATGTACAGGGTATGCAGGATCATACGGCACTCTTGTTACTCTGCCGTTATCTTCTGCCTCTGTCAGCAACCGCCCATAGTATGCACCTATGATGGCTGCTGTAAACGAACACTCATACTCTTGCTCATACTGCTCAAGCGTCATTTGATTGCTGGCAGCCTCTAACTCTTCTTCTTTTACAAGATTGCTTTCAGATGCCTTTACGATCTTCCAATACCACTGGTCAGAGCCATTCTGTGTTTCATTCTTGGCAGTCTCCAGCAAATCATAAAAATGATTATGTCCTGCTGGCGTTCCTAGAAATACAGCCGCACCCTCTCTATCTGACAGGGCTGGCCTCACCACCTCCCCCCATACTCTAGGGTTCTGCATCCCAAACTCATCAAATACACACAGGTCTAGATAAATACCACGCAAGCTGTCAGGATTCTCAGCCGACAACAACATCAACCGCCCCCCATTCGGAAAGTCCACACGCAGTTCTGTCTCATTGAAAGTGACACCTGGTATAACACTGGCGTAATACTTGACATAATCCCAAGCTATTCTCTTGGCCTGTGTAAAGGTAGGGGCTACAAAAGCAACCCTCGGCCTTGGTAACTCGCAAGTCAAACAATGTCTGATTAAATGATTTACAGCCCAGACCGTCTTACCGAAACGCCTGTGCATCACAAGCACATTCCAACGTTTCAAACTCTCATGCATCTCAGCCTGTAATACTCTAGGCTTGTAAGGTATCTTAACTTGCATCTGTTTCCCAGACTATCCGAACAGTGCCATCACCTATCTCAACACCAGCCCTGTTCTTCTGCTCACCGTACCTGTCGGGCAACAACTTCCCAACCTTCCATCTAACATGGGTAGCATAATCTCTCAGCACATTAGGGTCATAATCCTTCTCACCCCTCAATCTCTGCTGATACAACTCATCCAACTCCTCAACAGCCTTCTCAGCACTCTGCTGCTGGGCCGTCCTGATCCTACGCTCTAACTCAGCATCCTTGCCCATACGGCTGTAAATGTTACGCCTACTTATACTCAACTCAGTACAAGAACGAGCAAGACTATGACCTTCCATAATCATGCCAACTAAGTCATCAATCCTTGTCTTTGTAAGCTTTGCCATGCCTCAACATAGTCATTCAGACTGTGTGTGTAAATGTAGTAATTAACATATATACAATGCAGCAGTCGGCATGGGTGCGCATACCTTTGTAATATGGCCCCCGCCATGCAATGATCAGTTATGCAGATCTGCCTAGGCATTGCCGCGCAAAGCATTGTGTGCTGAGTGTGATCAGACATATAAAATCCCACCACAATCAATCAAAAATAAATCTGACTGATCCAGCTGCAATGTCTGTCTAATAATGTGGGTAATGTTTGCCTAGCATTGATGGCAATGTTTGCTGATCAATGTATGCAATATTTATATCATATATTTTAGGGGTTGACAATCCTGCACGATGTTCATATGTTAAGAGTATAGCAAACAAATATTGAGGATCAAAACAATGAATAAACCAGTTATCACAGTTAAACAACGCCAGAATGTCACTACTATCTCATTAAAGGGATCAGCATGGGATTATGCTGTACTGCCTAATTCAGCAATCAAAAAATATGGCGTTGTTACTGCCTTACTTATTAAGGCCGATTACGCAAAGCAAAAAGAATATAAACATCGCTTTGTTACTTATACAAAACTAGCAGATATTCTCTCAGCATAAGGATCAAAACAATGGACAATAAAGACACAATCTTATTTATGATGCTAGGCGTGGTTATGATGTTAGCAGCATTACTCGATATGTTAACTCAAGTCATGCCCAATCCATTCCTAACAATCTTGTTAGGTATTACTGGCCTTGTCACTTTTTGGCTACCTATGATTATGACAAGCTTAAAAATCAAATAGCAGACAGAAAGGATCAAGCTATGACCAAATTTGAATTTATTGCTTTATGCAGTGAGCTAACACTAGATCCCGATCTAGTATTAGATGACGACAACGTGCAAGCCATGTTGATCAGTCGTGAAGATCAAGAGTTAAAAGAATATCTTGAGTCAGAATATTAATCAGCAAACAAAAGGATCAAACTAATGACACTCACAAAAGACAACATGATCAATATGTATTTAGATTGGTTTAATAACTTTCTGACGGTTCAGGCCTTTGCGGATCATTATCAACTATCAATAGACAAGGCAGAACAAGTCATAAATGAAGGCAGATATGAACACGAAAAGCGTGTATTTGCTGATATAGTGTAAACTTAACTGGCTAGGCTGTATCATGCGGCCTTGCCTTTTAAATGGCCTTGTAAGGCTGTTTAAATGGCAATAACGCCAACATAGCAAGCAAAGAAAGGATCAAGCTATGATAAACGCAAAACAAAAAGCCTTAATCAATAAGGGATATTCAGCAATACAAGGCTTAAACTTTTTAAGGTGGGAACAATACAGAGAAGATCTTTACAAGATCGAAAAAGATTACGAAAAGGGCCATAGGCAATTTCAGTATGGTCGCAAACATGGCATGACCATTGATCAAGCTGCAAAGTATTTTGCTGTTAAACATATCCTTGAGGCATTAGAAAAGCCTGATCGGTATTCTGTCAGGGATTACTTGCATCTCAAAAAATCTGCATTCATGGCTCAGGCATTAGTGCAAGAATATCCGGACAAGATCAAAGATATGTTTTCAGACTTTGACATAAAAGCATTTAATAATCTCGATTATGTCCGGATGATAGACGCTTAAGAAAGGATCAAGCTATGGCCTATGGGATAACAAGCTGGCAAGCAGCTTATGAAAACATGATCGCAAAGATCAAAAGCAAAAACTTTTCAGATGAAAAGCTGGAAAAGATAAACGCTTATCAGATTAAAGCCTTGCAATGGTATGATGAAAAAAGACGTTATGATCCTTTTGGATCAAGGCGTAGGCTTATTGTATCAGCCATTAAAGCGATTCAATTTGATAAAAGACAGGGGAATCGATCATGCTTAAAAAGATAAACAACTTTCTGATCAAGTATGAGAATCTATTAGCTGGCCTTGTCTTTATGGCTACAGTTTGGGGCTTTACTGTTTTAATGATGATTTAAAGCCTCACAGCTTTTATTTCTGCCTTGTCGGTACTTATACACTGGCAAGGCAGTGATAAACGCTGAGTGGCGTTTAAATCGCCAGTAATGGCATAACTAGCAAACAGAAAGGATCAAACAATGTTTGTAAATGTTGATGGAGTTTACCACATCCAAAAATGGATTGATGAAAACCAAGACAAAAATCCACAAGTTTTTGATTTGTGGGCAAGTGGGATTGCTTCAGTGATAAATAGATCGGGTTGTATTGAACAAGAATTGAGAGACAACGGTAAATATTCCTATGAGATAGGCATAAAGGACGGGCAAGGACGATCAATGTTTATTGATCTTTATCCTGAACATTTCAAAGACTAGCAAAGAAAGAATCAAACAATGGATAAAATAAATCTTAGCGATCATGACTTTGCTTTTTTTAAGCTTGTTCTGGATCATTTACATTCTGGAGACAGTGACTGCATTCATGAAAAGGTATTTAATGCCTCAATGATGTTTAGCTATGCAGTTTTTCAGCTTGCGGATGACTGTCCAGACGGGCAGCAAGCAGGGATCATTATGCTTAATTCAATGATACAAGAGGCAATCATAGACGCAACCAAAGAAACACTAAGTGAAGACTAAAAGAGAAAGGGCGGCCAGGTCGTTGGATTACTTGGCCGCCCAATACTAGCAAACAGGGCGGATCAAGGCCCTGAGAAAGGACATACCATGAATAAAGAAATGACACCAGAAGAATTTAAGGCCGAAAGAGAAAGGCTAAAAATTACAGCTAAACAA